ACACAAGTGATTGCAGTTGACTGAGGAATACCTAAGTCTTTAGCCATCTTCTTGTTAGTGTCTACTGCTACATCTCTTAGTATCTGTAGAATTTCTTCTGTCCATATAGGGCAATCAAGAATACCTGTTAGGGAAACTCCTAGTAGTCTTTCTTCTTCTGTATTGTCTTTCCATATCTTACGTAGATACTTGAAGTTGGTTAGTGTAGATTGAAATGTACCTAGGATAGTAGCCATACGTACCTTTTCTTTTAATGAGGATAAGTCATCTGTAACTCTACACACTACCTCTGTAAGATTACAGAACTGATAAGGTCTAAGTATAATCTCACTACATGGATTGCAACCAAAGTAATAATCAACATCTCTTCTACCATTCTCAGCAGCTTTTACTTTAGCGGCTTGTCTATTGAATATGCCTCTTTCACCTGATTTAGATTCATATAATGCTGTCCACTCTCGCATGAACGTACCCATCTCAGGCTTACCTTTAAATGCTACAGAGTTATTAGCTAATGACCTTTGACCTTCATTCTCCCACCATTGACCTGACTTAGCATGTCTCATTTGGTCATCGCCTAAGTTAGACAATGATATAAGAGCAGAACGTCTGACACCACCAACAACTACAACTTCACCAATCTTACACATGATGTCGTGACACTCAATAGGAAACAATCGTCTGCCTGCAGCACCCTTAAACTTCTGTATACAAAACTGAAACAACTCAATTAATGGTGCAGGACCTGATGCTCTACCACCAAATGTTTTTAATCTAGCACCTGCTGGTCTTACTTCTGACGTATCCCAAGTAGGTACTTGTCCAACATATAACATAGCAATTAACTCACGTAATGCCTTTGACCATCCGGGTCTACTGTCTCCTACTTTAATTATAGTAGACGAACTTTCCATATGCTCATTAACAATAGGTAACTTGTCTACATTCTCACGTTCAACAGAGAAGCCAACACCAGTGCCACACATAAGTATATACATACATTCATCAAAGGAACGTGGACTATCTACAGGTATATAACTACAGTTATAGCCACCAACATGACATCTGTCTAGGGCAGGTCCTGAAGTCATCAAGGCTCTCATACTAGGCATAACACCTAAAGACATTATTTGATTTGTAAGTTTTTCTTTAAGTGATTTAGTTATAGTGTAACTATAATTATTAGATAGATGATTACTCATATAGTCAAAGTATCTATCTACAGTTTCACCCCAATTCTCTCTGCGTTGCTCATCATCTTTCCATCTTGCATAGCGAGAGAGTGCTATGAAGTTTTGGTAGTCTGTGGGTAGGTAATTTCTCAACATTTATTTCTCCTCTGTTACTGTTTTTATGCTTTTTATTTTTAAACCATCTACTTCGTGAATTATGTCTCTTACATAATCTTCTATTTCATCTCCTACTTTTCCATCTGAAGGCACTGGATATTCCTCTTCGTCTACAGATAGAGTCATCATGATTTTAACTCTTATCATCATAGACCTCAATGAGTTTATTTAAATACCATTGTGCTTTCTTGAGGTCTTCAACACCATTCTTGTATCTAAATCTCCAAAGGTACTTAACTATGTTACCTTGTAAGTAATAATCAAATCCATCAACTAACATAGCTTGGAGTGCATCAATAGTTTCAATGCCTGCTTTGTTATAATGGACAGGACTATTAACCATATCGTCTAGGTCAGCTTCTTTTTGTTTCATTTTCATATACTCCATGTGTCTCATTGTTTAGTCTTTTTTAAAATTTAAAGATATAACATTATCTTCAATAGATGTAGTAACAATAGGCTTTTTATTATCCTTTGTCTCACCGTCAGCTTCAGCAAGAAAATGCTCAAGTCTTAGTGTTAGGTCAGGGTCTCGTTCCATCAAAGCTACAGTAGATGCAACCAACTGAGATAGATGTATTAAGCTTGCTTTACTCTCTTCATCTAACTTATTATGTGCTGATGCAATTATATTTACTTCAATCTCTCCTGTCCAATAACTTCCCTCACACTTAGGAACTAATTCAATAAAGCATGAGTTAGGGTCTCTTCTGTCTATCATAATATTATCTCCTTACCTTTGTACCTGAAAATGTAATAAAGTTCAAGTGTTTATTTTTACCTTTTTCTTTTAACCAATCTTCTGGTATTATTCTGTCATAGTATCTAAAGTCATTCTTCATACACCACTGTGCATATGTAGACTTAGCACCTTTATTAAGCTTATTTTTGCTGTTTGTAAAGACAAATCTTATATCTAATTTAGGGTGTTGCCTCTGTATGCACAGATGTTTTTTTCTGTCTGATGCTAGGAATCTACCCTTAGTTTCTATTATGATACCATTCTTTAATATAAAGTCTGGAGTATAGGTACGGTATGTTAAGTCTTCCCATTCTATCTTGATTGATTCATACTCATATTCATAGTTTAATTTATCAAGATGCATAGATAGCTTATGTTCTAAACCACTCCTATATCCATACTTTATAGCTTCTCTTCTTACTTTATGAGGTGGCATTATTAGCCAACTCTATATAAGAAACAGTCTTAGGCATCTTTGCTTTAGACATAGCTGCAGGCATATCTGTAAGATTCCAACAATCATATCTATAGTCACAAAATCTACAGTTACTATTTAAAACAGTATTACCTGTAGTCTTACCTCTAAATGTTTCTATCTCTGGCTCAAAGCATCTCTCAAACTTATTAGTATTGACAGTAGCTACTGTAGCTTCAATCTTAGCAATCTCTTTATCTAAGTCTAAGCCACTTGCGGGTACATACTTAAAGTGACCATTGGCTTTGTTTACAACCCACCAACCTCCAACCTTCTTCCCGGAAGCTTTTGCGTAGCCTGCAAGCTGTCCTACATAACCAAATCCATCTCCTTTACTTAATGTGTCATAGGAGTCAAACTTGTTTTTGTAAGACCAATCAGATGCAGACTTAACATCATCAACTGCTCCATCAATAACTAAGTCATATGAACCTGATACTTCAGAGTCCTTTAGTTTAAGAACAACGTCATCAGAGTCTTCGTAGTCAACCTTTGCACCTCTAAGTAAACCCTTAAAGACTGCCTCAACTATATCTCCTAACATCATGTTCATCATAAAGTTACTTGACCTAGGTAAGGCAGCTTCAGGTTTATTCTTCTCATACCAAAGCTGACAAGTGGGTCTGCCTATGTTTGACATACGTAGTCTAAAGTCTTTTCTCTTAACCTTCCCACCAAACTGACGTTGCAATGAGTCTCTTACATCATCAGCTACTTGGTTAATTACTTCATCTGATATAGTAGATTTACCTTTCACTGCATCTGTCATGTATTGATGCAACTTCAGTTCAGCAAGATGGTTCATTAGCTATTCCCTTCTATATCAATAAAAGATTCAACAGTTTCCATCTCATCTTGAGACACAGGGTTTTGCCTAGTCTGCACTTTATCTTCCCACTCTTTGCAGATGTAGTCATTGAAGTTCTTAATCCAATCAACAAAGTCACTAAACAACTTTTGGTCATCTTCTGTAACATCAAAAGATTCACCAAAGTCTACCTCTGCAATAGGAGTATAGAAGCTACTTCCATTGGGTAACTCATTTGCCTTAGTACCATTAAGATGTATTAGATGCTGTATAGGCAACCTAGACTTCTTAACATACTCATTGAATTGTTCACCCAATGTTTTGAAAGCATCTTTATTATCTATCTCCCAAATGAAAGGAACATCACCTAACTCTACAGTTTCACCTTTTTCATTAGTAGGCTCATCTAAAGTAACAACACCAAAGATAACACGTACACGTTTAATTTGCCTTATCAAATCTTGCATGTCAGGTGCTAGTGCTTTGAAGTCCTCTATGTAACCAGAGGGTTTACCACAGTTAAATCTACCTGTGTTATCTTTCAAATCAGCATTTAGACTATCCGACATTATGGTTCTGTGGAACATACCTTTTGGTTCACCTGCTTTAGCACTAAGGTTGGCTATGTATCTTCTTAACATAAACCTTTGCATGAATGGGCGAATACTAATATTCTTAGCATAGTAGAATTTAGAACCTGAGTCTTCAACAACTTCTAATCTATATGCTCCACCCTCAATGACTTCAACATTAGCCATCTTACCATTTACTTCAGCTTGACCCATCATAGGTGTATGCCATATCCTAAGTCTATTTAAATTACCAGACTTCTTTGGCTTCGCAGATACTTCTGATGCTATTCCCATAGCTTTAGCTAAATCTGCATAGCTATCAGTATTTATATTTATTAATTCATTCATACTTACTCCTTTCAACGAGTTAAAGAATCCTAGTTATATCATGCGACATCTTTAGTGTCAAGCCAATTACTACCTATTTTTGCCTCTAATAATAGTGGCACATTGAACTGTAGTTTAAACTGTCTTTCTATTAAAGATATCATATGGTCATTAGTAGATTGTATTATATCTAACACTTGACGTTCCTCACTTGGGTGTACATCTACTACAATAGAATCGTGTACACTATTGACCACACAAGAGTTGTATGGGTCTAGTAGTTTCTCTATGTGCATCAGTATCAAAGGCACTATATCAGCAGTAGCAAATGATTGCACAGGGTAGTTCTTTATCTGTGTAAAATTAGTTATCTTACCAGACATTAGTCTGTGAACATCTGGGAAAGAAAACTGCCTACCTGATGGTGTAGTTATCTTACCTGTAGCTAGAGCTTCTTTAGCCAATCGGGTATGCCATGATTTGATACCTTTGTACTTTTCTGTGAAGTGCTCATAGTATGCCGCTTCAGCTTTACTTCTACCAAATCCCGTAGCACCATACAAAGGTGCAAACGTGTGTGCTTTAGCATCTTGCCTAGACGTAGGTTGACCAGCATCAGTGATAACTTTAGACGTATACGAGTGTACATCAAATCCACTAGCAACTTCATCCATAGCAACTTTATCTTGTGATAAAAATGCCGCAGCTCTAAACTCAAGTTGTGCAAAATCTGCCTCCATTATCTTGCCATCATTCCAACGTGACACAAACACTTTCTTAACAGGGAACGTACCACCTCTAGGCATGTTCTGCATGTTAGGGTCTGCACCACTAAACCTACCTGTAGAAGTTCTATGTTGTAATAGTCTAACATGTAACTTGCCATCAGGCTTAACGTAAGTCTTTATCCCTTGTATAAAAGAAGATAAGTAAGTATCCAAAGCTGACAGTCTCTGTAAATCTGTAAGGAAGTTCAGAGCCTCTGGCATCTCTAGTTTCTTAGCAGTATCTTGTAAAACATCAAGAAACTTTTTATTAACACTGAAACCATTAGCACTTACCCATTTAGCAGTAGGTGCAGAAAACTTGAGTCCAGCTATTTTTGTTGTATTATTAAAAATGTAGCCAGTACCAAGGCAATAATCACACTTGGGTTGCTTAATATATGGTGCTCCATCTTTTCTTACCTTTCTTTGTTGACCTGTACCATAGCAAGTTTGACACTTAACTGCGGCAGTTTTATATATAATGTTTGATGTCTCATTAACGTAGTGCTTATAGTCTTTTGCCTTCATGTAAGAATCAAAGTTATGTGTCCATGTAGTCTTGTCTTTAGGCTTTCTACTATAGATAACCCAAGACATCTGTTCAGGACTATTAAGATTGATTGGTGTATCGCCCATTAGATGCTTCACTTGTAACTGTAGACGTTTCTCTATGTCTTGTTTCTCTTTCTCAAACTCTACACGTACTTCCTCTAGCTTCTCAAGGTTAACTGCAAATCCTCGTTGATATATTCTACCTAATGTTACAGCAACTTGATTAGTTAGTATTACAGTCTCCATCAAACCACTATCTTCTACAGTATTTAGTTTCTTATATATCTCATCAGACAACTGCTGTGTTGCATGTAAGTCAGCAGATAAGTATTCTGATAACTCATCCTTTGGTATGTCAGCAACAGAGTAACCTTTCTTAAAGTATTCTTTTAAGGTATCTTGTTTCTTTGTAGCCAATTCATATCTCTCAGCACAAGCTTCAAGAGACAACGGTTTCTTCATACCTCTTTGTAATACATATTCACCTAACATAGTATCAAACACAGGACCTGTATATGTTAAGCCACATTCCCATAGCCACATCAAGTCATGTACTATGTTGTGTCCTATTAGTATAGTGCAAGCATCAAGCATACTTTGTATTTTAACTGTAGCTTCAGGCTCATCTTCCATTCTATATAAATGTTCTTCACCTGAATCTGTCAAACATCCCACCATTACCAACTCATTATCTGTCTCAAATGGGTCTAGGTGTAGCTTGCCATCCCTAGTGGTTACTGTATTTTCTACATCAAGTGTTAACTTCATCTAATTTCTCCTTATGTTTTTTTAAATATATAACTGCTCTTTTCACCTTTGTCAAGTCATCTGAAAAACCACCTAATCCTGTATTGCAATGATGGCATATCCAACCTCTAAAAGTTAAGGTCTTATGACAATGGTCTAGCACCCATTTATTTAATTTTATTTGTCCATATTTACTAATCTCCTGTATAGTACGTTTGCATATAGGACAACTATAATCATCATCAGGGTATACATTTTGTTTACGTAATCCCTTTAACGTATAGTAGTGTCCACTCATACAAGACTTACATGTTCTTTTCACTTCCCCTGAAGCCACTATAGCATAGTTATCAATAGGTTGCTCTACATCACATTTTATACAGACGTAGTATTGTGTTATTACTTTCACAGGTTTAGTGAACCCAAATAAGTCAGGGTAATCATTCATGCCTCATACCTTCCTGTTTTATATTCTAACTGACAAGTAATGACACCATGCCAACCTGACAATTTATTCTTAACAATGTTTAAGTGTCTCTGCAAATCTTCTTCGTCACCATCTTCTTGCTTGGGTGGATTCTTTGCAATCAATATCATTAAGTCAGCTTCAGCTGCTTTACCAGTACGTGAGCCTTCCATCATACTTTGATTCAGTAGAATCTTACCCTCGGCATCAGCAGACAACTGTGACATATAGAATACTGCACACTCATGTTGCTTGGCAATCATACGAGCATGAACAGCATTAGCTTTGAGTGCTTCATCAGGTCTAGAAAAACCACCAGTCCTAGCAAACTTATCACCCATGTCTAGTAACACTACATCAGGTTTGTATGATTTACACACACTCTCAACCCAAGACATATCACGACCAGTAGCATCCTTAATCTTTATCTTATCTTTGACAGGTGCATACAAGTCTCTTGCCCTACTTGGATTAGTCTTTATCTGCTTCATAGTCATGCCTGTAGATGCAGTTAGATATCTTGCACCAACTCTGTGACTACCCTCTTCATTACATAAGACAATGCAATTAGCACCTTGATGAGCAAAACCTCCCGGAGATGCAATCATACTTGCATGAAATGATGTCTTACCTGTATTAGGTCTAGCACCTACCTCAATTAAGTGACCGGCATTGATGCCCTCAAGTTGCCTTGTCAAAGCAGGTATGTTGAAGTTCCAACGTGCTTCAAGGTCATTTTTAGCTAACAGTGTATCTATATCCATATCATCCCACTCCACGTTTAAGTCTGGTGTAAAGTCATCATTGTATTGTTCTAGTAGTAAACGTAANGGTTCTAANCTAGTCTGCTGACCATTGACGTAATCAAAACCTAGATTAGCAATATCTTCTCCAACAACTTGCTGAAACAACTTGGATAGTACCTCTTGTGCTACATCTGAACCAAGAGGTTGTTCATTCTTAATAGTTCTGAACAAGGACAAGTATGCTTGCTTTTGTGCAGTAGACATAGATGGATTACTTGATATGAACAGAGCCTCAATCTCATCAGGTGTAACTGTACGTTCATATCTGTCCATAGCTGAATCTATAGCTTGCTTAATCTTTTTAGCATCTTTGCTAAACAGTCTGTCTGGACACCTAGCACCACGATGCTCTTTGTAGAACTCTTTGTCCATCAAACTTCTTAATAGTGAATTTTCCATATATATTACTCCTTTGGGGTTAGTTTATATAAGTTGTAAATATCGTCTTCATTTCTATACTTCAAGTCATCTTTCAATCTTAGTACACGTACATTGGGGATATATGAACGTAACTCCTTTGCAAACTGAAGTATCTTAGGTAATGCATCCGGGTCTAATGCAACTATAGCAGTTGAGAACTGTGCTAGGTATTTCTTGTGCTCTTCTGACAAAGAAGTTCCAAGTATAGCCACCCCCACGTGTATATTGCTATCTATAACACAAGCACTTACACAGTCCTCAACAACTACAGCGACCCTACCATAACCAAATATATATGGCAAGGGGTTATTCCCATATCTTTTCCACTTAGGCAGACGTTTACCTAGTGACCTACCAGTTGCATCAACTAACTTACCATTATGTTCTATGGGAAACACCACTCTGTCATCCTTCACGTCATAATGTAAGTTTAGTTTGTCTGCATCTAGCTTCCACCTTTCACAGAAAAGCATGAGGTTCTTCCTATTGCCATGTGGAACAACGTATTCAGGCATCTCAAATGTATCAGTTGTAGTGACTTCTTTTGATGCACTTACAGACTTGATATCATCTATAGATAACCTAACACGTGTACTCCCACTTAGACTACAGGAAATCTTGTAACAATTCCATATCAGCGAACCCATATTATTTGTAGCAGTAAATGTCTTGTATGAATTACACACAGGACAATTAAGTCTACGAGTTTCCTCTATAGGAATATTTAAATCTTTAACAAATTCTAGTATGTTATACATTGTATATGTTCCTTATAAGTATATGACCCCCGGACAATGGAAATGTCTTGTAACATGGGATTAACAATGTGTCAATTTTTTTCTTGTATTTAATGCTAAGTTAGCACTAGCAAAGGTATTTTTCATGTAAGGCTTGACACTTTGAGGGTTAGTATGTCCTGTGACAGACATAATATTTCCCATAGACACACCTGCATCCACCATCTCCGTTGTACCAGTTCTTCTTAGGTCTGAAAGTCTAAGCTCTTTAGAGAGTCCTGCAGAGTCCATAATCTTTCTACCTTCTACTGGTAGCTTAGTGATTGTGTAAGGTAGGTGTATGCCTCTCCTAGGGCGAGGGCGAGGTGCTACATACTCTTGAAAACCAAAGTCTTGTTCCTGTTGTATTAGCATCTTGCACAACCCATCTTCTATTGGTAAAAATACTTCTGCTCTCCTCTTTGATTGTTGTATATGCATTTTCTTCTCTACCAAATCTAGGTTAGACCATTTGATTACACGCATATCACCTAGTCTCTGACACCACTCATATGCCATGTGAACAATCAAACCTAAACTTCTCGTGTAAAAATCAGAGTATGCTACATCTAGATATGCTTTCACGTCATCACGTGACCACACTACCTTTCTAGCTATAGGTGTTCTCCTCTTGATACTTGAGAATGGGTTGATTGTGCAATGCTCCATATGTATGCCATAATTGTAGACAACTCTCGCCACAGACATGACATGATTAGCAAGGTGTATTCCTCTCTCACACCACTGCTCATATGAAACTTTAGCCATCTTGGTAGTGATATCAGAAAAGTTGATACTGCCTAATTTCTGTGCACCATCAATTTTTGTGTCTAACACCACACCAAGAAAGTATTGATATTGTACTTTAGTTTCATCTCGTAAGCTCTTGAAATCAAAAGATAAATAGTACTCATCAATTAAGCTTGACAATCTTTTATTTTTTATATTCATATGCTCCACCCCATCTTGCATAGTGACCATGTTCACATTCAACTGTAGCATCTACTATATTAGCAAGCTGATGTTCCATGCCCTCTAGCTTACATACCATGTCATAATCTATAGGGCACTTATCATCTGTCATGGCATTAATTTTACGTAAATCCTCAAGCATTTCTAATATTTGCTTTGCTTGATGCTTAGTTAAGTTTAATATTTTATTAACTTCTGTAGTTTTCTTTTTAGTCATATTACATCTCCTTTGTTTCTACTACAAATTCCTCAAGAGTTGAGCAATCTTGTTCTTCGCCATCTTTGTAATTTTCCCTTGCTAACTCTTCACTTTTTGCCTGAACAAGATACTCTTTTCTAATACTTTCACTGACTACTACTAAGTAACTTTTCATGTCACACCTCCAATGCTATGTAAATACATAGTGCTATAATTAATAGTTTGCCATAGTCAAGGTCATACTTAGTACCCTCACCATATTTTTTATTGAAATCTTTCTCAAAGAAATCTTGTATTCTATGCCACATCTTTCATCTCCTTTATTAGGTTATCATATTTTAATTGTAATACATTTATTACGTCAGATAGGCTATCCATTTTTTCTAGCTTAGTATAATTTTCATAGTGGGCAGAGTCAACTACTTTAGCTATTTCTGTTTCCCAATCATATGTTATTTTTAACATAGTATGTCTACTGCTCATATT